TCCGTGCCGCCGTCGAACCCGCAATCTTTCAGACCGGCGTACATTTTTTCATAGCGGCGGCATTTGAGTTTCTTGAACTTCGGCGCGTCGGCGCGTTGGCGTTCCAAGTACCGCAGGGCTTTTTCCAAGTCTTCGCGCCCGCCTTTTTCCTTGTGCCGCCAGATGTATTTGAAGGCGTTGCCAAGGTTGAAGTTGAGGTATTGCGCAAACCCGACGCACTCGAAGGCGCGGTTTTTGTAATAGCCCGGGTTGGTATTGCCGCCTTGTTGCGGCGCGGCTTCCGTCCGGACGGTTTCGGTTTGCGTGTTTCGGACCGTCATTCCGTATTTCCTTTCAAATTTGCGTTTTAACGCGGTTTTCAATCTCGGGTATGCCGGGGTATTCCCCAAGCGCCGCCGCCCTTTTTGCGACTGCCGCCCCCGATGCCGTCTGAAACGCGCCGGCGGCGCACGGATTGGTTCGCGGGTAGTACGTCGCTTTTTCCTCCGCATTCCGCGCCTTCGCGCATTTCGCAAAACCGCGCACCGGCGTGCCGGTGTTGGTTTTGAAGTCGGCATGGTTGCAATAGAAACAGGTTTCACGCATTTACCGGCCTCCCGCACTAGACACTGTAAGGGTCATATTCATCATGTTTGGGGGCTTGCCATGCCAAATCAGGCTCTTCCTCGAACTTCATAAATTGCCCTTTCCAGCCGCAAACCACCGTTCCCGTTTCGCCGTCCCGGTTCTTGGCGATAATCAGCTCGGCAATGCTCGGATTCTCGTTTCCGTCGTAGTAGCTTTCGCGGTGCGGCATGATGATGATGTTTGCGTCTTGCTCAATCGCGCCGCTGCCGCGAATGTCTGCCATGTTCGGGCGTTTGTCTGCCTGCTTTGTGTTTCCCCTGTTCAACTGGGCAACCAAGACGACGGGGATATTCAGCTCTGCCGCCAAGTTTTTCAAACGGCGCGATATATTCCCCAACTCCGCCACCTCGTCCCTCCCTGCCCTTGGCATGATGTGAAGGTGATCGACAACCAACAAATCCAAGCCGGTAGTGAGTTTTTTCTCCTTAGCCAAAAAGCAAAGCTCGTCAACGTTGAGCAGGTCGCAGTTCACGTCAAACTTCCACTCTTTCGCTTGGCTGACGTAAATCGGCATATTGGCGTAATCGCTTTGCGTCAGATTGCCGGTTTTCAGGTTCTGCATGGGGATATTGCACTCAGCCGCCATGCCGCGCCTTGCCAGCTCTACCGCGCTCATTTCGTAGCTTTGGAAATGAACTGCCTTGCCCTGCTTCAGCGCGAATCGCGCAATGTTTTCCGCCAAAACCGTTTTACCCATAGACGGACGCGCCGCAATCACAATCAGGTTTCCATCCGGCAAACCGCCGGTCATCCCGTCAAGCTTCATCAAGCCGGTAGGCAATCCGAAACGCACGCCGTCAAGCCTTTTGTCCAAACCGCCAATCAAATCCTCAACGGTCTGGCCGAATGTCTTGGTTTCACGCTTTACCGCGTCTTTGCCGGCTGCCGCCAATTCGTCGGCCGCCTTAGACAGCTTTTCTGCGACCGTCCCGCCGTCTTTGGAAACCGCGATTTTTTCAATCGCCGCCGAAGCCTTCAGCAAGCCGCGCTCGACAAACCTGTCGTTCACAATCCCAACGTACCGGCTGATATTCTTCGCGCTTGGGGTGTTTTGGTTCAGGTCTATCAAGTAAGCCAGGCCACCCGCGTTTTCCGCCTCGCCGCGCGCTTCCAGCTTGTCGTTCAGCGTGATGATGTCGATAGGCTCGTTTGCCGCCGCCATATCCAGCAGAGCGCGGAAAATAATCCTGTGTTGCGCCTGGTAAAACTTTTCAGGGGTCAGGATTGCGCACCGCGCAATCGCCGTCGGTTCAATCAAGATGCCGCCCAAAATGTTCTGTTCCGCCCCTACGCTGGCCAGTGATTGGACCGCTTCCGTTTCCTCGATTCGGTTCATGCCCTTCCCCTTGCCGCCTGGTTCGTTTTAGGCGGATGCCATTCAAGGATTTTGACGAAATTGCCCGCCTTGAAAATCCAATCGAAGCCGACCGCAAATCCTGTTTGGTTTTCGCCCATCCAAAACGGGTTCATCGCCACTTTCCGGAAGAAACCGGCAAACCAGGCCAAACCGGTTTCCTTGTCCCCGAACCTCACCTTGCCGTTTGGCGCCGCCGTTCCCAGCATCTCGCACCAGCGGTTTGCAATCGCCCGTTTGCGCGTGTCGTTCAGCACTTGGACGCTTGGCAACCGGCCGCCCAAAACTTCGTTGTACAAATCGGCGATTTCCTGAAGCGGTACGCCGTGGGTTTTGCGGCGGCGCGGAACATTCGCATTTTTCGGTTTTCCCGAAAGGCCGCCGTTGCCGTTACTGTCGCTTTCGGCCTTCGGCGAAGTCGGTTCGCCGGTTTCCCGCCCGCACGTTTCCGCGTCAGCGGAAACAAACGCGTCAGCGTTCAAACCGCCTTTGCCGTTTCCGGCGTTTGGGGGTAAGGGGGTATATACTGCTAAATCTTCTGTTAAATCTTCTGTTCTTATAACGGCTGTTGATTCCTCACTCCCCGAATGTTGATTTTGAAGTTCGGGGCTGTTGATATTGCATTTCGGGGCTGTTGATTCCCCACCCCCCGAATGTTGATTTTGAAGTTCGGGGCTGTTGATATTGCATTTCGGGGCTGTTGATTCCCCACCCCCCGAATGTTGCAACATCAAATCATCAAAAGCGTCTAAATTCAGTTTGTAGTAAATGCGGTGTTCAATTCGTTTTTCAGTCTCAATCAATACGCCGCGTTCCCTCAGCTTTGCCCGTGCCGTTCTTTGTTCCTGAACGGACAGCCCGGTTTCAATTTCAATTTCTTCCGCTGTTCGGTAAATGCCTGATTCATACTGCGTCTTATCGTTCCAGTAGAAGAAATGCCCGAATAATATTGCCGCATTTACACCGCCCAAAGGCTTTGCCAATTTCGGGTAATACGCGATTGGCCTGCCTGCCGCTCTCAAACTTTCAGACGGCTTCATCATCAACCCCTTTCACTTCTTCGACCCGCCCGTCCAACGCTTCCCGTGCCTTGCCCGCGTCTTCCGCCTGCATATGAGCCGGCACCGGCAAGCGGGCTCCGCGTATTCTTTGTTCCCGGCTCATGGTTCAATTCCTGACTTTGCGATTGAGTAATGGGCAACGGGATTTTTACAGTTACCGACCTTGTATTTCGGCTTGGCAAACACGAAGCCCCTGCCTTCCAAGTCGGTTATCCGTGCCGCAAGCTGCGTCACCTTCAGGTTCTGATAAGCCTCAAGGGATGTGATGCATCCCTTGTTACGGATGTAATCGACAATTTGTTTGCATTGCGTTTGTTTTTGATTCATAATCGCCTTTCGCCGTTACCTGAACCGCTTCCCTGCAATTCAGGGGGATTACCCGCCCCGTGCGGGTTTTTCTTTATCGGCCGCCCGTCTGTCCGGGCGGTCAGCCGTCTTTCCGATTTGCCATCACCCCGTTGCAACCGGGTTTCCACACAACGGCCGACGGAGTAAAAAAATGCCGTCCGACTTATCCTTCATACTCGCCAAAGAGCTTATCCGCAGCGGTTCTATCCGCTTAAGCGGCAGTACGGCCAAAGGACAAGCCGGAGAATTGGCGGTATTCATCCGAACACTTCATCAAAAACCCGAAGAATCGGAGCCAAATACCGATGACGAATATTTAATCGGGCTGCTTTCCAAGTAATTCAAAGCCGTCTTTCAAACCCGGCGCGATTTTGTAAACCTCATCGCAGCCTTTGGCGGCGGCTTTCAGCATCGCCTTTTTAATCAGCCGTCTGTCTTTCTTCGACAGGCGGTTTCTGTCCTGCTTCTTCATTTTTTTCCTTTCCGGTAAATTGCGGATGACTTCCGCTTCAATTCGGTTATATCAATTAACATCTGACCCGACGGGCTTTTTATTTGGGTTGGTTTTGATTCTTCCTGTATAAACTCCTTAAAGAATCAACAATTTGATAACGCGGGTTTTTTCGCTCGCCGTTACCGATTTTATTAATAAACTCTTTCGAGCAGCCGACCTCTTTCGCGATAGCCGCGCTGCTCATTTTTTCTTTCAAAAACAACACTAAATCTCTTGGTTCGTCCATATTTGCCCCAGCTCAAATTTTGAACATTATAAGTACAAACGTACTCATAATGCAAGCACCAAAATACTTATAATAAAAAGTACAATAGTACCCGTTGCGTTATAAGGAGTTTGATATGTCTGAATTTAAAGACCGCCTGAAAGAGGCGCGGAAAAATAAAAATTTAAGTCAAGAAAATTTGGCAAAACTGGCAGAAGTAAGTCAATCAACCATCGCAGCGTTGGAATCGGGTAGGAATAAAAAGGCTACCAATATCGCGAAACTTGCCAAAATTTTAGATGTATCGGCTTTTTGGCTTGAGACAGGCGAAGGCAGCCGAAATACGCCCGTCCTCATCAACCCCGACCTGCCCCACGAAGTCAAAGACATCCACCGCCCGATGATGTGGAGCAGCAACGACCCGCTGCCCGACGATGATTATGTTTTCGTCCCCTACCTCAAAGAGAGCTGCTTCAAAGGCGGGGCGGGCGCGTATGAAATCCCCGACTACAACGGCTACCGCCTGCCGTTCGGCAAATCAACGTTAAGGCGCAAAGGCATCAACCCCGACAACGTCTTCTGCTGCACCCTGACCGGCGACAGCATGGAGGAAAAAATCGCAGAAGACGCGGCAATCGCCGTAGATACGGGCGAAACCGCCATACGGGACGGCAAAATATACGCCTTCGCCCAAGACGGCATGTTCCGCGTCAAATACCTGATACGGCAGCCCGGCAACAGCGTGCTGATACGCAGCCACAACAGCGGCTTCTATCCCGACGAAACCGCCTCTTTAGACAGCCTGACCGTTATTGGTAGGGTATTTTGGTGGAGCGTGCTGGATTGACAAATTCCTCTAGGGGGAAATCTCAAAAAGTCGGATTTACAGATTTACACAAAGTGTAAATTTCATCGTATTTCCTTTTCGGTTGAAACCCCGCCCTTTAGGGCGGCAGGATCAGACTCTGTTTGGGAGGGGCGTAACCCCTTCCGAATCAGGGCAACACATAGGGCGGTGCTTTATGTGTCGTCCTGTGTGTTGAAACATAGGATAAAGAAAAGAAATGTTGCAGATACAGACAATAATGGATCGTGCGGAGCAAGGTGTTACCTCGCCGTTCATCTGTATGGCGGAGAATGGTCTGGAATATTTCGTTAAAGGGCTGCACGCCACCCGTGCAAGCCAAATAAACGAATGGATAGGCGGAAACATGGCGCAGGCTTTGGGCTTGCCCGTTGCTCCGTTTGAGCTGTTGGAAGTCGGAGAAGAGCTGTACGAAGAATTGCCCGCAAAGATGAAAGAAATCGGCAAAGGCATCTGTTTCGGCTCACTGGCGCAAAAAGGCTGTGCGTTACTGGAGCCTGCGGACATCCCGCGAATCGATACAGTCATGCAGCGGCAAATCGCCGCTTTCGATTGGTTTGTCCGTAATGAAGACAGAACAATCGGCAACCCTAACCTTTTGTATAGAAATTGCAACAATTCCTTGATTGTTATTGATCATAACTGCGCCTTCGACACCGGCTTCAATCCAAATAACTTTCTGCAAAATCATATTTTCTCATCGGCATTTAGACAGATTTTGGAAGATTGGGTGCTTCGGGAAGAGATGGAATTATGGCTGAAAAGCGCATTGCCAGCCTACAGAAAAGCGTGTGATAATCTGCCGCCGGAGTGGGCATGGGCAAACGAAGAGCGCGACCTGCCCGCCGCCTATAACCGCAGCCGCACCGACGAAACCGTCCGCCGCATTGATAACGGAACACTTTGGAGCATCTCATGAACCAATATGCCATGCGTTTTGCCGTCATACGGTTTATGCCCTATGTCCAAACGCGCGAATTTGCCAACATCGGCATCATCATAACCCATCCCAAAAGCGGCTACTTCGACTTTAAAATCGAACAGCGTTACAGCAGATTGAGCCGTTTTTTCCGCCGCTTCGATTCGTCCGTCTATAAAGCGGCGACCCGTGCCTTTGCAGAAGAATTACAGCGGATTGGGAAATTGGCGGCATACTCCGCGCCCGATCAGATACGCGCCATGCTCGACCATTTGACCCGCCCGCGCGAAGCCCTGATTATGGCCGCCCAACCGGGCGTAACCCTCGCCCCCGACAGGGGGCAGGAACTGAACCGCCTGTTTGATTATTTTGTCGCCCACAGCTTTGCTAAAAGCCAACCCGAAGCAGAACTTACCCGACAAATACAGGCAATGTTAAAGCCGCTTCAGACGGCATACCCCTTCAAAGAAAGCACAATCGGCGACCCGTCAGGCTTTCACGCCTCCATCCCCTTGGTGCAAAAGGCGGAAAACGGCGAAATACGGAAAATCATCAAGCCTATCTATTTCGGACAGAAAGACCCTGCCGACATCTATTACAAGTCTGATAAGTGGATTGCCGGCATAAAACGGTTGCGGCGCGGCGGATACATCGACCGCTCTGAAATATTGTTTGCCTACGAACCGCCGGAGCGTCCCGACAAGGCACAAGAAAAGGCATTGCTTGACGTATTGGGCGACCTGGAGGAACAGGGCATACGGCTTGCCGATAACCGAAGCGAAGGCAAAATCATCAGAAACTTTGCCTGCGGCTGACAGCCCTCAAGACCGCCCGCGTTATGCGGGCTTTTTACACCCTTCCCTGCAACTACTGCCGAAAGATATTTTTACACACAAATACACATAAAAATTGACAAAATAAAAATTAGTGTGTATTATTACGCACATTGGCAGGCGTGCCATGCATTAAGATTAGGAGTGATAATTGAATAGCCTAGACGTTATTGCCCTACTCAAACAAGACGGTTGGTATAAAGTTGCACAATCCGGGAGCCATTCGCAATATAAGCACCCAACAAAAAAAGGCCGTGTAACCGTGCCGCACCCGAAAAAAGACTTGCCGACAGGTACTGTAAAAAATATCTATAAGCAAGCCGGTTTGAAGTAACGGCAGGCAGCGGGGTTTCCCGCTGCCCCCCTTCTAATCAAACAATCAACGGGTTATCTCACGCGCCCATAAACCTGAACAACATAATTAAAGGAAATCAAATGTTTATCCCTGCCGCCCTGCACAAAGACGAACATTCGGCATATGGCGTAACCATCCCCGACCTTCCCGGCTGTTTCTCTTGCGGCGACACCGTTGAAGAAGCCGTCGCCAACGCCCGTTCTGCCGCCTATATGCATATTGACGGTATGATTGAGGACGGAGGGTTCAAAAACCTTGCCGTAAGCAGCATTGCCGATTTGAGCCAAGAACCTGATTATCATGGGGCAACATGGGTAATGATTGAAATCGACCCTGCAAAAATCAGTCGGCAGCAAATCCGATTCAACGTCAGCTGGCCGCAATACCTTCTTGATAGAGTGGATGAATATACATCCGCAAATCATGAAACCCGTAGCGGTTTTTTAGCCAAAGCCGCCCTGCTTACCATGAATCAGGCATAGCCAGCCCGTTCAACCCGCCCGCACACGCGGGCTTTTTTCACGCCCCGCCGAACCTGAAAACAACACAAAACCGACAAAGCCGCCCGAAAAGGCGGTTTTCAATCGTCCCCATCGACTACCCCGTGATACCCGGTAACTTTGTAGAGCCTGGGCTTGCCGCGCGCCGTCTGTACGCTTACGTCAACAATATAATATTTTTCAAATGGATAAGGCTCTGCAAACATTTCGCGCTTGATGTGTTCGGGAATCAGGATTTTGACCGGACGGCTGTATATCCCTTCAATAACCGCCTGATTGGTTTCCTTTGTCGGCGCGGCTTGTACGAAATACATCACCATCTGCCCGTAATCCCCTGATTCGGACGCTTCCGCCCGTTCGCCCAGTATCCGCCTTGCCTGATTTTGTACCGTGTTTGCCGCGAAATAGTTGTAGGTAATATTATTGACGACGGAGCCGTTGTTGTCGTTCACGTTGATTTCAATCGACCCGTTTTTATCCGATGCGGCAGGCTGCATGATATTTGCAATATTGCGGATTTGGCTGTCCGTTACCCCTGCGGGTTCTTTGCCTTTACCCATCAGCCAATCGGTAATCTCAATAAAATTCTTGGCGTACGCCAATATCTGCCCCGCGCCTTCAAAAAGCGTACCCGCCAAAGGCAAGAGGGGCGCAAGCTCGGCAATAATGCTGCCCTGCCTGATTTCCTTAATATACAGCCGCGCATGACTGCCCGCGCTGCCGCACATGGATTCGTAATCATCGGCAAGGCTCATCATAGACTGCGCAAATACCGACAATTCCACCGGCTCGCTGTTTCTGACAACCACTGTCAATGTCTGTTTGTCCAATTGCATTTCCATAATAAGCCTCCTTAATTTCATCTGATTTTAATACGCCGCCCGAAATATCGGGCGGTTTTTTTGCGCCTGCGGAATCTCAAAAATAAATTCTTTTGAAAATCAAATACTAATATACTAAATATAAAATAATAGTACTATTGTACTTTACAATATATAAGTACTTTAGTACTATACACCCATCGAAACAAACAACAACTTGAAGGAAACGAGATGAACGAATTAATCAGCAGAATAAATCGGTTTGGCGCGAGGGCAAAGGACGAGCAAAGCCTTTTATTGAAAGTTGGTGAAATCTGCCGCGACGCAGCAGCGACATGGACCACTAGAAAAAGCGAAAGCATCAATCACACCGCCTTCACTTTTACAGTGAAAAAAGACGGCTTAAAAGAGAAGGTAATGATTGTTTTGTAAAGAAACCAACCCCACCCCGAAAGGAAACAAAAATGGAAGCAAATAAATTTGAAGTGAAAAGTTTGTCAGACCTTATAAAAGTCTTTGCAGGCATTGCTGCCGATTTCGAAGCGGCAATGGGTGTAAAACGCGCCGACATTTCAACCGAATTTGACGAACCGCAACATGAGCCGCAACCGCCGGTAACAGTTGCCGAGCAAAAAGGTATCAACGACTTTGCCATCGGCAAGGAAGTCATCATCCGCACTTATTCGGCAGGCGTTTGGTTTGGTGTGTTGAAACAAAAAGCAGGCAATGAAGTGATTCTGACAAAAGCGCGCCGAATGTACAGCTGGTGGGCAAAGGAATCAATCAGCCTGTCAGGTGTCGCACGACACGGCATCAGGCAAGACGGCAGCCAAATTTGCGGCGAGCTTGATTCCGTATGGCTCGAGGCGATTGAGATTATCCCAGTAACAGGCGGCGCGGCTGAATCAATCCGCACCGCGCTGGAGGTCGCCCAGTCATGAGTTATCTAGATCAACCATTGAAGCACGGCTACGGCAACGGCAACGGTAGCGGCAACGGTAGCGGCTATGGCAACGGCTACGGCAACGGCTACGGCAACGGCTACGGCGGCGTCGGCGGCGGCGGTAGCGGCAGCGGCTACGGCAACGGCAACGGCTACAGCAACGGCAGCGGCAACGGCGACGGCGACGGCAACGGCAACGGTAGCGGCAACGGTAGCGGCTATGGCAACGGCTACGGCAACGGCTACAGCAACGGCAGCGGCAACGGCTAAACCTTAAAACCGCCCGAAGCTATATCTGCCAAGCCGGGGATAGCACAAAGCGATGAAGTATCGAACTTCAAAGCGGGGCAACGGCACGGCGAAACAGTGAATGCTGCGGGCGGTTTTCTCAAACGGAAAGGACGAAGGCGGTGAAATATTACGGCACGGCGGCTTACGGCAGCCCCGATTGGGGGATGGAAAGATATTACGCGCGGGAGGATATGCGGCAGGCTTTGGACGGTTGGGAGGCGGAAAACCGAATCCTGCACGAATCCGCGCTAATCGGAATCGCCAAAAAATCGGCGCGGGAGTTTGTCCGCGATGCGGACGGCGAACCTTACAGCCAGGAGGATTGGGAAACGTACCTTACGGAAGATGCTTCCCGTATCGGTAAAGATACCGAAGCCGCGATGAACTACGCCATAGACGAGCGGGAATGGTTCGCGCTGGCGGAGAACATCGGCAGGCTGGCAAATTCATAGCGGGCATAGGAATGCCGCGCCGTCAGCCGGGGAGCGGGCGCGGCGGCGGTTTTTGTAGATTTTAGCCGCAAATAACCCCGACGGCGCACGGTCCGTACCATCCTTAGCGGACGCGGTGCGCAATTAAAACCTTTTAAATTAAGGAAATAGAAATGAAGACAAGGAATATTGCGTTTAAGTTCGCGGTATTGGCGGCGGTATTGGCGGCGGGCTATGCCTTCGGATTCGCCAAGGGAGGCGGAAGCCGTACGGCAAAGGGAAAACCCGCCGGTATTGCGGCAATGCGCATGGCGTTGGCTCAAAAGCAGGCGGAAGTTGCGGAATTGAGCGCCGAGATTTGGCTGGAAGAGCGGCATCTGAATGCGGAAGAAGAAGCCGGTTGCCGGCGGGTGCACGGCGATGCGGAAGTGCCGGAGGGTAAAGAATGAGCTTCCATCCCGAAACCGCTTATAACGGCGGCGGAGAAACAGAGCCGTACGGACCAAGCCCCGAAGAAATCAAATACCGGCAAAGCCCGGAAACCGCCGAAACACGGCGGATGACCGAAAAACAGGCAGAAGGCCACATTAAAAGCATTATCAGATAACGCCGCCGCGCAAGGCATAAAACAGCGCGAGACCGATAGACGAAACGACCTTTAACAGGAGACCGAAAATGTCATTGATTTTAAGTGTGAAAGACGAAAGCAATTTCAAACCATGCCCGGCAGGCAGCCATCACGCCACCTGCATCCGCATCATCGATTTGGGTACGCAGCTCGTCGAGTACCAAAACGAACAAAAGCGGCAGCACAAGATTTTAGTGCAGTGGGAAATCGACCCTGAAGGCGATCCGGAAATGCTGATGCCGGACGGCAGGCCCTACCTCATCAGCCGCCGGTACACCGCCAGCCTGCACAGCAAAAGCCAACTGGCAACAGACCTCAAAAGCTGGCGCGGAAGGGACTTTACACCGGAAGAACGCGACAACTTCGATTTGCGCAATATTTTGGGCAAGCCCTGCCTGTTGAGTATCGCCCACCAAGAAAGCAGCGACGGCAAAACCACCTATGCCAACATTTCCGCCATCAGCAACAAGATGAAGAGCTACACCCCGAAACATCCGGACAACGCCGTTTTTGCCTTCGACCTGTCAGACCCCGATTGGGCGAATTACGGCCTCCTGAACGAGAAACTGAGGGAGCAGATTGCCAAAAGCCCGGAATATGCCGAAGCCGTAAACGGCCGCCAACCGCCGGCGCCGCCGCAGAAACAGGCCCAAGCGGCGGAAGGGCGGACGGAACACCCCCAAGGCAATGCCGCGCCTGCCGAAGACATCGAGGACGACATCCCTTTTAATTAAGCCCGCCGTCAGGGCGTAAAACCGGACGGAAAACCGCAAACAAACGCCGCGCCCTGCGGGCAGGCCCCGCACTCTGAAGCAGTAGTCGATTTTTAGTTTGCAACTGCTTCGGACGGCAACAGAGAAAGGAAACAAAAAAATGGCAAACATCGACCTGACCCAATGGGACGGGAAAACCATTGGCGCCGCCGCCAATCCAGAACAGGGATACATCAACATCACCATCGGCAGCGACGACCTATTCATCAACATCGAACAGGCATACGCCATACACGCCGCGCTTGGCGAAGCGGTTGCCGAATATGAGGGAGGGGCACAATGACCGCCCTCGCACTCTACCGGTGCGCGGCAGACGTACAGGCGGCGCTTGATTACTACTTCGACAGCGAAACCGAGCGCGAAGACACGCTGGAAGCCGTTATCGGGCAGTTCGAGGTCAAAGCGCAATCCGTTATCGCTTATATTAAAAACCAAGAAATCACGGAAAAAATGCTTGAAGGGCATATCGGGCGGATGACCGGGAAGCTCAAGGCGGCAAAAGCGCGGAATCAAAGCCTGAAAGACTACTTGGCGCGCAATATGCAGGCGGCGGGCATTACCGAAATCAAAGCGGACGACGGCACTTTTAAAGCCTCGTTCCGCAAATCCGAAGCCGTCGTGATCTTAGACGAAGCACAAATCCCCGCCGAATTTATGCGTGAGGCCGTCAAAACCGAACCGGACAAAACCGCCATCAGAAAAGCGATTGAAAGCGGTCGGCAAGTAGCAGGCGCGAAGATTGAAGGGCGGAAGAATTTGCAGATTAGATAAACCGTAGAAGATGTTGACGACAGCATCCCATTTTGAGTTAAGGAGCAAAAAATGAGCTATTTGGAAGATGTAAAAAACGCATTAAGGGTAATAGATAACTTATGCAAAGAAGCATTAAAAGAGCCTGAATCGTTAGAGGGTTATATAGACGAAATTAGGGATAAAGCAGACGAAGCGGATACCTCTTTGGAATTTCTAAAGGATGTAATAAATTATGGTATTAGCGATTTAAAAAATGTAATTGAGGTGTTTGAAGATTGCGTTTGATATTAATGGAACAAGACATGAACTATCAATTTAAATTCGGCGACCTCGTGAGAGATACAGCTTTATGATTGGGCATTGAGAGAACGGCATCAAAAAATCGAGAAAACAAAATGCAAACAGTAGCAACAAAACCGACGGCAAAACAGATGCTTGCCGCCAAACGCGCGGCGAAGGAATCAACGCGGCAGGAACGCGCCGTCAAACGCGCCGGGACGGTCAGAAACGTTGACCGGAACCGGCTGTCCGCCCGGTCAAAAGCGCAAAAAGAAAACATCGCCCGGATGTTGTCGGGCGCAAAGGTATCGGAAGACGAAGCCCTGACGTGCGGCATCATGATGCGGCTGTCCCTGCAGGATATGCGCTATGCCTGCAATCAGGAGTTAATCAACTTCGCCGAACATATCGTCAAACAGGTGCAACGCTTGGGCCTGTACTGCAACACGGACGACCCCGCGAACGAGGAAAGCGTACTGTTTGCCTGCCGCGAAGCATCGCAGGCGGTCGCGCAATGGACTAAGGATTTCGACGACCTTAGCCCGAATCAGCGCCAACTCGTGCTGCGTCCGCTGTCAAATCTCTTCGCCGCGTACGAAGAATTTCTGAAAGACGCGCCTGCACGGCTGATAGCCGAAGTATCGGCATACTCATTGGCCGTGCGGGTTGCCAAGAAAGCCATGGCGTTTTTAGAACTTGACGGCGGTTTGATTTCGGCGGTCGGCAAAGTCGTCAACGGCGCGGATTCGCGCGCGGAAGCCCGCCGCCTGAAAATGCCGTACGCGGAATTTACAGGCCGGATCCTACACGCCGCAAACCTGCTTTACGATGTGGGCATTCAGGCGGACAAGGAGCTTTCGGCGATGTACGGCAGGCCGCTGAATCCCGTGCGCCCCCGACGGATAAGCGACGTGCGCCGGCCGATGATGAAAATGCTTGTTGCGGACAAAGGCGGCGCGTTGGTCCGGGCCGTAAAAGACTCGGAAGACGTCATCCGGCATTGCGACAACGGCGCCGGCTTCAGCTGCTTCAACTGGACCGAACATTTCAAGCGGACGGCAAACCTGATCAGCCTCATGCACAGGGAAGCGGCGGCATGAGGACGCACATCCGGACCTGCGTGTATCACGATTCCGGCACAAAAGGCTTCAAACACGGCATCAGGCATAAGCGGCACGGCTGCCGGCGCGGCGGAACAAGCGTTTTTCAGCGCGGCGAAGACGGCAAACCGCAGCGCGTCAGCCGCATCCGCAAACGCTCCGCCACACCCGGACAAGCCAAAGAACGGACGAAAACCCATGACGTTTCAAGGACACAACAACCGTAAAAAAGCCGGCGGCTACGCCGAATACATCACGGGCGGCGAACTGCGCCTATTGCAACAAACCGCCTGCCGCTTCAAAGCCGCCCTCGAAACGGCCGCGTGGAAACACTACGTCCGCGCCATCAAAGAATCCGAGCCGGTACCGGATGCCGAAGCGCGCCGGAAGCGGAAAAAACAGGCGGCGTAAATATAATTAAGTTTGGAGGTTTTAAATGGATAGCGAATACCTAGACCCGCAGCAATGCGCAGATATTTTATCCGTAAAAAAGCGTACATTTTTAGAGCGGTACGCACCGCGTCCGGATTTCCCCGCGCGAATATCCGTATCGAAGAAACGTTTTTGGTGGAAAAAAGAAGAAGTCGAAGGATGGCTAGACCGCCAAAAAGAAAAACGCCCGGTGATGTGATTTGCACCACATTTGCACCAAGTGGCATATAACATTATGAAAGATATAAAAATTTTGGTGCGGACGGAGAGACTCGAACTCTCACACCTCTCGGCGCCAGAACCTAAATCTGGTGCGTCTACCAATTTCGCCACGTCCGCATAAGGGTGGAGATTATACAGATTTTGTCCGATTGCGCAAGGCTTTGGACGTAATAGTTGAGGCTTATGCTTTGCAGCGGTAAAATCCGCTATTCGTCCGCCTGGCATCGGAATCGGGCGGTTTTTTGTTTTTATTGACGGAATTTGGGTATGCCTGCTGCTTTGATTAAGGATTTTCTGCTGACTCAGGGTTTGAAGCTGCCGCTTGACGAGGTTCGGGCGGCGTATCTGACGGCGCAGACGGTAATGGATATGGGGATGGCTTCGATTGACCGTTCTGTTTTGTGGTGCAATGATGAGGGTTGGAAACTTGCCGATTACCTGCCGTGCGATGATGTCCGCGAAGATGCCCTGAAACGGCTTTTTATGGCTTTGGATTCGGTGTTTTCACGCTCGACAGGTGTGCGGAGCGCGGCGGTTTATGCCTTGATGCCGTCTGAAAACGCCGCCCTCCGGCTGGTGTGCCTGTCCCAACAGGGCGAAGGTTTGGAAAACATATGGGAGCAGGATGGAAATATTACCGATGTTTCGCTTGCCTGCCGTTCGGCGCAAAGCGGTTGGATGAATGTTGCCTCGGATGTACGCCGTTGGTTGAATTTGGGTGAGCTTTCGGGAGAACGCAATCATGCTTCGGCGGCGCAAATTTCCATTCCCGTTTGCACGGAGAGCGGCGGTGTATTGGGCGTGGTTCATGTGGAATTTGAATGCGCAGAGTGTGCGGATACGGCGGCGCAGGCGGAATGGGTGGCTCTTGCCTTGGCTTTGTCCGAACCTTTGAAGCAACTTTTGGGCATCACTGCCGCAGAAGGAGATGAAAATGTCTGAATTATTAGACCATGTCGCTTCCTGCCGTCTGCCGACCGAATGGGGCGTATTTACGATGCACGGTTTTGAAGAGGCAAACGGGCAGGAACACGTCGCGCTGACCGTCGGCAATTGTTCAGACGGCAATCCGGTGTTGACGCGCATCCACTCCGAATGTCTGACGGGCGACGCGCTGTTCTCGAGAAAATGCGACTGCGGACCGCAACTTGAAGCGGCAATGAGGGCGGTACAGGCAGAGGGGCGCGGCATCATCGTCTATCTGCGTCAGGAAGGACGCGGCATCGGGCTGATTAACAAAATCCGCGCCTATCATCTGCAAGAACAAGGTATGGATACCGTTGAAGCCAATTTGGCACTCGGGCTGCCCGTCGATGCCCGCGATTTCCGTTTGGCGCAATCTATCTACGAATATCTGGGCATCCGCTCGGTCAAACTGTTGACCAACAACCCCGAAAAAATCCAAACCCTGAAAGATGCGGGGATTAACGTGGTCGAACGCATTCCCCTGCACGTCGGGGAAAATCTGGAAAACGAGCGTTATCTCCAAACCAAAGCAGACAAGCTGGGGCATTTGATGTCGGAATAAGGCAAAGTTGCAGGGAACGGGCATCCTGCGCCGTCTTTCGGGAAACAGGTTTCCATAGCTTGATAAAGCAATAAGTTTTATCAAGTTGCAGGGTGCGGATGCAAACGCATTGCGAGCGCGGGTTTGAGGCATACGCGCAAACATCTTAATACAACGTATTGATATTTATGATTTTCTCTATCATCGTCCCTATTTACAATGTGGAAAAATACCTTCGCTGCTGCGTGGATTCCGTGCTTGCCGAAAATTTTGCCGATTATGAAATGATTTTGGTCGATGACGGTTCGCCGGACGGCTGCGGGAAGATTTGCGACGAATATGCAGGCAAATATCCGCATATAAGGGTAATCCCATGCGTAACACCGTAGGATTGGACATATCCAAGTTGACTTTTGACGCAACGGCCATTGTCGGCAATGCCGAATATTCGGCAAAGTTTGACAACGATTCAAAAGGTTTAGATCAGTTTTCGGACCGGTTGAAAAGCTTGGGATGTCAGAATCTGCATATCTGCATGGAGGCAACGGGAAACTATTATGAAGAAGTTGCCGACTACTTCGCGCAGTATTACAGCGTTTACGTAGTGAACCCGCTGAAAATAAGCAAGTATGCAGAAAGCAGGTTCAAGCGAACCAAAACAGGCAAACAGGATGCAAAACTGATAGCGCAGTATTGCCGGTCGGCGCAGGAAAGCGAGCTTGTAAAGAGGCAGAAGCCTACGGACGAGCAATACAGGCTTTTACGGATGACCGCAGCATACGCGCAAATCAAAAGCGAATGCGCGGCAATGAAAAACCGTCATCACGCGGCAAAAGATGAAGAAGCGGCCAAAGCATATGCGCAAATCATCAAAGCCATGAATGAACAGCTTGAAGTTTTAAAGGAGAAGATAAAAGAGCAGACGGAGAAGCCTAACTGCAAGGAAGGCGTGAAGCGTCTTGAAACCATACCGGCAATAGGCAGAATGACCGCAGCCGTATTGTTTCATCATCTAACATCTTCGAAATTTGAAACATCAAACAAATTTGCAGCGTTCGCAGGCTTAAGCCCGCAACAAAAAGAATCCGGGACAAGCGTAAGGGGAAAAGGCAAACTGACCAAGTTTGGCAACAGGAAATTACGCGCCGTCTTGTTTATGCCGGCCATGGTCGCATACCGGATAAGGGCATTTCCCGACTTCATCAAAAGGCTGGAAGAAAAGAAGAAGCCTAAAAAAGTCATCATCGCAGCATTGATGCGTAAACTCGCCGTTATTGCGTATCACGTACATAAGAAAGGCGGAGATTACGATCCATCGCGTTACAAATCGGCGTAAATCCCGAAAGGAAAAAAGGCATTTTTTAAATGCCTGCTTTGCCGCGTCTGAAATCCGGTGAATTTTCAAATATTGAAATTCAATGGGTTGAAAATGAATTGTAAA